AATTACGAAAAACTCCACTATGTTCCATTATACATTCTAATCCACCACCCTCATCACAGTAGTTAAAATAAGCTCTAAAACAACCATTATTTTGAATTTTTCTCCCTCTATTCTTATGACTATGAATATCATTTAAAACTACTTCGGCAATTTGTAAATTAGTAAATGTTGTTACTGTTCTATATTCTGAAATGTACATAGCTTTTCTGAAAGATAGACTATCTTCTTTAAAGAGAGCTAACATTACATCTTCAATTGTCTCGGGTTTCTTTGTAAATGTTACAATGAAACTAGATGAGCTACTATTGGATACTAGTGAATGTCTTGTTTTCATAGTTAGTTTGTATTTCTTAATGTTACTTTCTTTATCCATATCCACAGAGATACTAAATTGTAGGATAAAGTACCTATAATTCTATGACTTGGAATTTTCTTACCACATTTACCGCACAGAAGTCTTGGTTCAAGATATATCAAGAATGTATCTGAACAGTTACATGTTTTCATGTTGTTTGAAGTTCTTTCATAAGATCAATCTTATCTTCCATAGTTAATTCTGTCTTTACAATTTCGGCATATTTCCCTGGTGTATATTGTACAATAGGAAGTGTATTAAAAATAAATTGACGAAAATCTTTATCACTCATTTTTTTATTATCAACATTAGCTGAGATAGTAGCAACGAAGTTCTCTGCTGGAACTGATCGTTCTGGTTTTTCTAAGTTAGCTTTTATTGGTTGTTCTCGTATACTAAAATAATCAATACGTTCATCTAACACACTAAGATATTCTTTCATTATCTTAGCTTGTTTAGTTAACATATTCTGTTCAGATATACTTAATAGTTTAAATAAAGGACTAGCTAAGAAAGAATTTAATTTAACTAATTTTTTACTTAATTCTACTAATTCATCCCACACTCTTCGTTGATATTCTTCCATTGTTATTCTTTCACTATTCGATGGTTAATTTGATTTCCTTCTTCAGTGATATCAAATTCAATCCATATTATAGCTCCTCGCATAATTTCAAAATGTACTTTTTGAAGCTTATGATCAATTTTTGAAGAATTATTAGGAACAATTTTTCCATTTTTATTGTATTTGTTACAATTTTCTTTTCCGGTTAACATGAGATTGATAGATTTTCTTACTTGAACAAGATTATTTTCTGGAATGTTTATAGTAGTTTGAACTCTAATTGTATCTGCGATTTTATTCATTGTTTTTAACTCAGTGTGTTGCGAAGTAAAGTAGCAAAATCTGGATCATTATAAATTACTATTTTTAAATTAATTGCCATATCCTTACATTGATTAATAGCAATTTTATACTGATCTGCAACTTCCTGATCAGTCTTTTCTTTAATTCCTTTCATAACTCCTGTACGAATAGCAGGAATTGTAATCATCTTATATTCTCGTCTATCAGCAGCCTTTAATCCAGCAATAATAATTTCAGATAAAGGTTTCTGTAGATCATCAACTACAAAGATTACATTTTTAAACGGTAATAGTTGAGTTCCATTATTATGAGTTATAACTGCTGTACCATCTGTGAGTGATACAGTTTTTTGGACAAGTAGTTTCGAGTGAAATTCATTTCCTGCTACTTTTCTAATAGCGTTGTCGATTCCACCAAACCATAAACCACCCGAGTTAATAGCAGTAATTAAAGCATCACTATAAATTGTAGTAATATCACCTTCGGTGATTATAGTTTGTATTTTCTTACTTGGATTAGCTGATTCACATAACTTACATTTGCTGGTTGTAAATTGCAGTACATGCTTGATAAAAGGTTTCTTACAATCAGTACAAATAGCTTCTTCTGTATTGTAATTATCATTTGGATAGTTGCAATTATTTTTATCATCTAATTTAGTCTGAATACAAGTTATATGAACTGTAGTTCCTTTTAATGCTTTCTTACTTTTTTCAAATTGCTTTTTTAATAATTCATCATCAAGATCCTTATTAACAAATACATTAAAACCTGAATCAAATAATGCTTTACTTATAATTCGAGCAATTATAGATTTACCTGTTCCCGGCGATCCACATACTTTAACAACTACAGACATTGATTACTCCTTATGATCATGGTTGTCCAAATGCAATTTTTTTAAGTTTATTACGAAGTTCTTTAAGATTAATTACCATAAATTTTGTTTCATCTGGAATGGTTGATGCCACTTTATGAAGACTACTAATTCGTTTAGAGAGATTCTCATAAAGATTCTTATAATGATCTCTTTCTTTAGTTACTTTTTCTAACTTGTTCATATAATTTTTTTTAGTCTTTTAATTTCTTGTTTATGATATATAATTATATTTTCTGTATGTTTTCGATCGTATTCTTCTATATGTTTGAGATTTCGTTTAAAATTCTTTAAAGCACCATTAAAAGCAGATTCAACAGTAATATCTATTCCAGTTGAAATGTCTCTGTGTTCATCTATTAAATTAACTTTAAATCTATGACAATGGATAAAGATTTGAATCTCTCTTCCTTGATGATTTTCTTCAAGGAATTTCTTCATTGATTCATTCATGATTATGATTCCTTTTTTCTTTAATGACATTTTCCTAATCCATCACAACCGTGGAACAAATTTGGAAGATTATAACAATCTTTTACATACTTAGAATTCCAAGGACATTGTGGACCCGGTTTTCGTATTCCCCGAGAGTGTGGTAGAAAACTATCTGGATTATCACTATCTATCCATTCAACTTTAGAACACCCAGAAAATAAAGGACAACTACTATTACATGTGCCTTCTTCGCTAGGTTCTGGAATTTCAACTACTAAATCACGAAACCTCATGATTTTATTCCTAATACTTTTTTTTCTTCAGCAGTTAATTTGCTTAAAGCACCTGACAGAATACATTTAATTCGTTTTGCTTCTTCTTCTTCTTTATCTAACATGTTAAGATGACAAATTAAATCATTTAGTGGTTCAGACCACTCAATATTTTGAACTTCATAAGGGAGTTCGAAAAATCTTTCTTTATTTTTATCCCACGCTACAAATTTGAATGCACTATTAACAGTAATTTCCATATTGTGTTGTATTGATGCTCGATGAAGTGTAATCAGTAAATAATTGGGGTATTGTTTTGAAAAATTAATTTGTCGTTGTATTGTTGTTTCTCGTGATTCAGTTTCTAGTTTTTGTTTTTTGGTTAGTTTAGACATAATGTCTCCCTTAATGAACTTCGTATCCGCCCTTAGCAATATCTTTCGTAATTTGTTCAACAAACTTCTCTTTACTTCCTCGATAATTTATAATTTGATATTCTCTACCACTTTTTGTGGTGAATGTATCTTCAATAATATCATAACTGGTTGGTGCAGATGTATAGATAAATTTTCCTGGACAATAGTCTGGGTGATTTTGTACATTACCAGATATTGCCCATAAATCTCCACCGCACATTATGTTCATCGAATAACAGCAGTCATCAATAAGGATCATTTTCATGTCTATTTCCTTCTCGTTTATTTTTCATTAACATTGTTACAAGACTAGCCTCTTCATGAGTAATATTTGCATCAAGCATTGCATTACACCAAGCTAATTGAATTCCTGTTTCGTTGGGAAGATCTGACAAAATATTCCTAATAGTATTGCATTGGTTAGAATTAATTCCGTTATCTTCAACTTCTTGAAGAACAATTTTAAATTTACGAATACGAATATTATCATTTTTCATAGTTGTGTTTCTTTCTTGTTAAACAGTTTAATCTCTTACATCTGCGAGATACTGTTCCATATTTTCAATAGACATATTATCAATAGTTTTATTCGCTTCATCTTCTGACATATCATTATCAGTCATAATCTGAAAAATAGTACGTTCCATACTTTTAACTGATTCATTTTTTATAGAGTTTTCAATTGCGTCCATAGGTTTTCCTTTGTTAGTCTTTATTTATGGCATAACACAACCATAGAGTTTAATCTGAGCATCTTTAATGGTGTTGGCGTATCCAATAATTTCATAAACAATCTCACCAGTATTAATACGAACAATGCTATCCTCTGTTTCATTCGATCCAATCATACTAAAGAATTTATTTTTATTATGCAATCCTCGAAGAAGAACATATTTAGCAGTTTTGATAGTAAGTTTTTTAGACATGATATCTCCTAGTGATGAACATACATTTCTCATTTTGAATTTATCCTTCACTTTCTTTCTCTTTGATCTTGTTGTTGTAACTATCTACAAATTCTTTACCGCGAGAATGACAAGTATATACAATATTTATAAGATATGATGCCATTAAACCACTAAGTCCATCTTCTTCAAGATCTGTGGTAGCTTTCTGAATCAATCCATGAGCTGTATGTAGATTTGGATAATATCCATTAGTCAATGGAGTAGGATCCTCATCAAGAAGATTCATTACTCGTTTAGCAATAGTAACAATAGCTTTTCCAATAGAATTTGGATTGTTTTCTTCTAATTGATTAAGTTGCCGCTGGTTAATGATAGGCATTTAGAATTCCTTAAATGTTGGTTTTTTAATGTGACGAATAAATTTTCCTAACTTTTCTTTTGTGCAGTGTTGACACATATCCAGTTCATAATCTTCTTGATCACCAAAGATAGATTCATAACCACCAGTAAATTTAATTCTAACAAACTCTTGAATCTCCATCATTTCTGAAGAAAAGTTAAATTTCTTCTTACATATATCACATTTTATCATAACAGGTATTTGTACAGTTGATTCTGCTTTCTTTGTGATGATCATGTTCTTTTTCCTTATTGTTTGTTGAAATGCAGTGCAACATCATATGAACCATCTCCGCCCATTTCATCAATGATAAATGCATTATTGGGAAGATTTTTACAATAGTCTGTATCGTTGAGATACTTGCGCCACTTTTCATCACGAATTAAGTAACACGGATCACTAATAAATACTTGCCCGCTTGTTACAGTGAGATTACATGTACCTTTAATATGTCCATTGTGTATATTTTTAATATTCCAACCAACGATATATTGTCCCGGATCAATATCAATAATTTGAGCTAATCGATTAGGAAAGATCTCAACACCAGGAAATAAATCGGTAAGATAAGATTTATCTCCAACCATTATCATTCCAGCATCTACATTAACGCCTCTAATCATATGTCTCATTGTTTTTCCTTTGTTTTATGAGATTTCTTTTTAATAGTTGCCTTGTATTTAATACGTCCAAGGATAATATTACAAGTAAGTTCAATATTATATGCAGCTGCTTTCCATCCGCGATTAAATTTACTTGTTCTTTTTGTATTTGGTGGATCCTGCATTTGCTTACATTCTTGTATAATTTCTTGAATTGCTGATTCGGTTGCTGTCATTAACTCTCCATGGTTTAAACCATCTTATAAAAGTTGTTTTGGTTAGACAATTTATCAAGTTTTTCATATGCTTGTTCTTCGGTTTTTGCCCAAAGATATATTGTATCGTGTTGATCGATTACTATTTCATTACCTTTTTCAATTCGATAAGGACCAATGAAATACTTACATGGGAACATAACAGTAAGGATGATGCCATAATAGCGTCCATCATCCTTTATCTTACCATATTGAAATATAACTGAGTTTTCCATGACACACCTTTGTTCGTTTTGATGTTCTAAAAATTATCATGAATAAATTATAAATCATTAAAGGAGACCAACCATGATAAATGATACCACAATTGGAATTAATAAGCATCTGTTAAGAAGATTAAAAATCGTTTCTCTTTATACAAATAAGAAATTATATGAAGTAATTGAAGAATCTGCAACTATGCTTGAAGAGAAATATCATATTCAACAAATTAATGAAGAGCAAAATCATGAGTAAACTATGCGAGTGTGGTTGTGGTAAAGAAGTTACTCTTGAGGGGGAATAGGTTTATAAAAGGTCATAATTATAAAGGAAAAATTCATTCAGAAGAAATTAGATTAAAAATATCTTTAGCTGGAATGGGAAGAAAACGAACTAAACAAAAAATTAAATTAACATATCTTGAAAAGAAACTTTGTGAGTGTGGTTGTGGAAAAGAACCAAAAATTAATAGAGATACTAGAAAACACAATAGATTTATTGTTGGTCACGCCGGAATAGGAAGAGTTTCTTGGAACAGAGGGAAGAAACAATCAGAAGAACACAACTTAAAAATAGCAAAATCACATATTGGGATAAAAAATTCTCAAGAAACAAGATTAAAATTATCTTTAGCTAATCAAGGAAAGAAACTATCAGAAGAAACTAAATTAAAAATGAGCATTGCTATGATTGAACATATAGAAAAAACTGAATTTAATGGAGAATCTTTCAAAGCAAGAGTTGGTAAAAATGAATTATCAATTATTACTCAAATAGAAAATGCTGTTGATATAACAGGAATTAGCAATAATCGAGAATTATTTTCTAAATGTGGTAAATGGCCAGATAAATTCTATGAACAATATAATCTATGTCTTGAAGTTCTTGAACCACATCATTTTAAAGCAAATGGTGAATTGTGTGATGAGGATAAAAAACGAGAATTAAGAATAGCTTGGAAACTCGGATGTATGATTTATTATATATCAGAACAAGAATTTCTTTCTAATTCTGATAAAGAAATTCATCGTTTTAAAGATTTTCTTTTATTGTTGAAAGAAGGATCTAATTAAAATAATATTTTATAGATTCCATTCTGTAGTACTTACTGTATCTCCGCACTGATCACATTGATGAGGATCGTGTTTGTACTCATCATACTGAAAACACTCAATCACTCGATCAACACTTACAGACTGTTCTAAAATATGAAGTTTTAGAATAGAAAGAAGTTTGTCAATGAATTTGTTAAATTCATATGGACTCATGTCAGATACGTTGACATCATCCACTACAGTACTAAAGGCAGTACAACCTTGAGTAATTACAATCTTCATTAGTTATCACTCCTAATAAATTCTTGTTTCCATGGCTTATTTAAAAGATTTTTATTCTTCTCAACGAATTCTTCTATAATAGTCTTGTTATTTTTCATGAAAGTATTGAATAAGATAATATTACCATTATGATCACTAATATGATACTCATTAAACTTATCAACACTGCCATAGCTTATAGTAGTAAGTCCGCTATAGAAGCTATGACAAAGAAGAATATTAAATTGTGTACCTTTCTTTTCAAATGTAGTGAGATCAGAATAATATTTACCGTAACCATGTTCATCCTGAAATAGAGTAATGCTATCGCAGACAACATAAATTCCATCAGCACAATCTTTGACATTAATTTTACTATTCAGATTAAGTTCGGGTCGACGAGAAACCCACGGTCCACCATTTAATGTAATTGTTGCAGAATCATGAAGTAATTCAATACCAGGGAGGTGTTGTTTAACTGCATTGATTTCTGCGTTGCGTTTGTCTTCACGTTCTTTATTTTGGGCTTTTATAAGATCTTCGAGTTTTTGAGTTTCAATTATCTTTTCTTCTTTAATCTGTTTAACCAAAGATTTATATACTTCATTCTTATCATATTTCAATGCAATCAATGCAGCAAGTTCTTTTCCACCTAAGTCATTATTGCCAAAATCATTGGATTTCATAAATTGAAGTAATGTTGGATATTTGATCGAATATTTTTCTAAGATACCATTCATAATTTTCAGTACCAACTCGAAGATTAATTCCTGCATCATGTGATGCATTTTGTTCTAACTTAGTGAATGTTCTGGTTTCTCGTTTAATTTTGTCGTAAATTTTGTTGGACTGGGGCATAGGGTTCCTTTACTTCTTTACTATGGTGTTATTAGTATCGTTAACGATAGCAAACATTTTATCAATTTTATTCTTTAATTCTGTCCAATCTTGTAACCAAATTTCAACACGTTTATTAGAATTATCTTGATCTGTTAATGAACAATTGTTGGGACTATCTTTTCCGATTTCAATTATTAAATCTCCAATTTTGTCTTGAACCATCATGATATCACTTCGCCTTCTTGTTTTTTTTTTCAACCAAAATCATACGTTGTTGTTTTATAATTTTGACTAATCTCACCTAAGAAAGGATTTTTATAAATTTTATTTTTCATACAATAACGTTCTGATTGTTCATATAAATTAGCCACCAATAGCTTATCTCGTTCTGGAATTGGAGGACAAGTATTAGAACTATAATCTAGAACAGGTGCCCATTTTTCTTTTAGAGATTTTTGATTACGGTTGTTTGATGAATTCGTTCTTGATAACCAACTTAGTATTAACAAACCAAGTATGAGTTCCATTTATTATACTTTCATGTAAGTTAGAAAGAAGAATGCACCCCACAAAATTGCAGGAATTAACGATTGAGCAAAACTAAATTTTGCAGCACCACCTCTAACTACTGCAGCGTGACAAAATATTAATTGAGTAAGTGCAGCAAGTGAAAACAAAATAGCTGATGTTAGGATAATAGCTCGGTAAATCAGAATTGTGTTGTCCATTGAGAATGATTCCTTTCGCTTTTTACTGACAGACTTTAAATAATACCGCATAATGGAGAATCTGATCTAGACCAATCACACAAAAGAAATAGTGATAGTTATTCTTTTTCCATAAGTATGAAGTTATCCTGGAAGTTATTCCATCAATTATGAAATGACTAACGAATAAGATTGAATAAATCATTAATGTTGGTTGGATTGGTTTAAATAATATAAATGCAAGTAGGCTATAGATAGCACAATGAATTGTAAGTGATCTAAATGATTTACTTTTAGTAATAGCCCATCGATGTGCCTGAAATTTAAAGTCAAAAATCCAATGAAGTAAAAGAAGACATATTATTTGATAGTATGTCATTTTTTTACTTTTATTAGTTCTGGATTTTCAAATATATTACCAATAATATTACAGATTCGATAGCTTCCAAGCTGAGTATTTTGATGATCATCTCGCAACCAATTCTTTTCAATTGTCTTAAGATGATATGCGCCTCGTTCAAAAATTACTTCGTACCTTCCAAAACCACATTGTTGATTAGCATATTCTAATTGAACAATATCACCTAAAAATATTTCTTTATTATGTATATCTTTGATACCTGTGAATTGTTGAATGGCAAAGTCATAACCAACAGTAACGAGTGTCACACACGGAAACTTTCTTTCGTCAGAAGCTTTTCGTAATACATAAACCATTCCATCATTGATATAACAATCATGATGAAAAGAATTGTTATACCATACCCTAAATATGAATTGATTATTCACTTTAGTTCCTTTCTTTCCTTTTTCCACTTCTTCATTTGCCACATAAGAATTTTTTCAGCCATATCGCCACAAAATTCTGTTCCATATCTATTAAACGGAAGCATAATTAATCCTGTTACACCATCAACAATTGAACCCAATTGTCTCAATATATTATAATGTAATGGAGCTTTGGCTATTTTTCCAAAATAATGTTTATACATTTAATACCTCGCATATTCGTGTTTGTATACTGGAACCCACGCTTTAATCCAGGCAATTTCGAGTCCACAATGACCACATTTATCATCTGCAGCATCATGTTTTCGAATATGTCCATCTTCATCTTTTTCTGGACCATCATACGGTTCCCTCACCGGACAACCACAGCGGGGACATTTACTAGTAGTCATTCTATTCTTCTCCATTCGTTTTGAAAATCAATCCGAATAAATTATATTAATCATGAAATAGGTAAAGGAGATATCATGATAAATGATACCACTATTGGAATTAATAAAAAATTACTAAAACGTCTAAAACTTGTTGCTGTTTATTCTGATAAGAAGTTATATGAAATAATTGATGAAGCTGCAACCACACTCGAAGAAAAGTATCATGTTCCTCACAAACATATGCAGGAACAAACTCATCAGCAAACCCCACAATATTTCGTTTATGTTTATCTGTTGTTGGTGTATCGCTCATTGTTTTTCTTACCTTTTTTTGAATTAGATTTTAAAACTTGTATCACTCGTTTACCACGAATTACTTCCACAATATCATGATCTTCTGGTAATTTATTTTTATGAAAAACTTGTCCATCATCATATCGAGTACCTTCTGAACTATGAAATGGTTCATCGTATGGATACTTAACTCGATGTGGAAATTGATTCTCTGGTTCATATTTGAGATATTTCAATTTCAATCCATGACAGGAGATCAATATATCTCCTGGTTTACACTTTTTGAGATTAATAGCCATATGATTAAACTCCTGTTTTTAAATCTATTTCCTCTTGAATTCGAGGGCACCATTTTGGGATTTCAAGTCCAGATACAATTCTTCTCGGTTTATCAAGTTCGGGGTGAGCACACATCCGAGTAAACTCGTTATTATTTGATGAGTACATTGCTTTACGAGACACACACTTATCACAATTATCAAACTTGGGCACTGTATAAACTCCTTTAAGACTGTTCTATTTGATTTGATGTATTTCTAAATTCTTGACATTTATCACATAGAGTAAGCAGCCATCCACCATCTCTTATTTTTGCACTTGTTACACCACAATGTTCACAAACAAAACATGACATATGTTCAGTGTAGGCAACATGATCTGAAATAAGCTCAACTATTCCTTCTCGAGCAAACATCCAATTGCTATCACAACTTCGAAATACTCTATGCCATCCGATTTTATTTTTACCATCAAAGTAATGTTTTCGTTTATTATAAGATGTTTTTATCTTACCAATATATTTTCCAATAAACTTAGGCATATTATATTCATTAAGTCGATTAAACAACTCAAAAAATAGATTCTTTTTAACTGTCCATTTTGGACCAAACTCAACATCATAATAAAATCTTAATGTACCAAATTTTTCCTTAACTTGTTCCGCTGTAATTTTGACATCATATTCTTTTTCAATCTTTGCTAAATTCCGGCAAAGATCTTCAAGAATATAATACCAACCATCACCACAAGTTAAGCCCCAACACATACATGTTTGAGACATCGGTAGAGTTCTATTTTGAAAGATCGTTGGATATTTTTGAAAAATTTGTTCTTGTAGTTCTTGTTTCATTTTAATCCCTTTTTATTGGACCACATCGTATAGCCGGTGTCGTATCTCTATCTTTCATATAATGAATAACTTTCTCAGCTTTTTCTGATCGTTGGGAATAACTCTCCCACTTCGCAGGTATGACTCCTCGTTCAATAAGTATCTCAACCACACTCATTAGATCGTTAAGTTCATATAATAAGACATGTTTATTAGTTATTGTTTTATCTCGAGGATGGTGGTTCTCTAAACCAAAACGTAATACTTTGCTGCACGCCTTTGTGACTTCGCTGCATTCCTCAGCAAGACACGTGATCAAATATTCTGTTTCATTCATAATTTATTCTCTACTTATTTTTTCCATGTAATGGACAATTACCAGAAATTATTTGCATATTAGTTCCAACCAGTTCACTATTGTCAATCCTTGGACATTTACATCCCGGAGCTTTATACCAATAACTATGAAATTTTTTATCTTTTTTGAAGTTCCAGAGTTCCTGTAGCCGATATTCAAATCGTGTCAACTCTTTTACAAGTCCACGAAGCTTACGATGATTTGTTTCTTGTTTAAATTTTTCGAATAAATCTAATATATCACAGTGTGTTGAAAGAATCTTTCTGATTGCTTTCTTTGATACTTTATTTATTTCAATAATAGCGCTATTAAGACAAACTACATCACCTCTATAGCAAACTTCATTACCTAAGTATTTTCGTTTATTCACTTTGTAACTCCTTCATTTAATTTTTTCGGTTGTTGTGGTTTGTAATTCATTATAACTTTTTCATTGCTCCTAATCGTAGTAAGTTTAGAAATATCAATTCTTAACAGATTTGATAACTCATAAAAACGATCTCTAAATATTGGGTTATATGGTGTCATGTGATGCTTCATTGTATATTCCAAAGAATTGTTTGTATACTCTTCTTTTTTGTTTTGGTAAGTGAAATTTTTTAATCCAATTAGAGGACATCTTATTTTATACCAAGTGCTTCTTTCGCAAGTTCTTGACACGCTTTTCGGCATCTATTCCATGTTCCATCGGGACGAGCAGGTGTTGCAATTAAATGCAATGCTTGATCCATTTTATTATTTTCTCTCACTAATCTAGTTACTGTTTCAATTTCATTTTTTCCCATTTCACAAATAAATTCTCTAGATTCTTTTACTTCTGTTTCAAGCTCATGATTTCGTTTAATTACTTCATCCATCTTAACTTGTTGATTTCGGAGAGCTTTCTCATAGGATTTTTTTATTTCACACATCTCTGTACAACATCCACGAATTTCTAAAGGAAGACCGCATTTGTCACAAGTATGTCTTGCTTTCTTTTCTGACATAATATTTCTTACTTTCTTTTATATTAGAAAGAGGGATCCAATTAAAGATAATCAGATCCCTTTTCATAGTTTTCCTAGTAAGGCATTTTTGAATACGAATCTTTGTAATAAATATCCAAATGTTTTTTAAGAGATTTATAACCGTCCTTATCATAACTAATACAAATCAGTTGTCTTGCATATCTGGGAAGCATTCTTTGAAGACGTTCTAAATCTTTTTGAGTTTCTCTATGTTGTTTAATTTTTGCTGCTATTTTTGTTAAAATGGGTGAGTCATTTCTTCCAAACCCAACATTATTATGACCATGACTAAGATGATTACGTTTTTCTAAATCTGTTTGATTATCATATAATGTTTCGCATGCTTTTCGTGCCCATATCGAATTACTTCTAATTTTCATCTGAACAAATGCGATTACATCAATTTTGTTGTATCCTGGAACTTCTGGAATAATTCTCCTCGACATAATACTTCTCCTGGTTGTTACTTGTTAGTTGGATCGTAGGATTTTAAATTTTTTATATGATCAAAATAATAATATGGAAATTTAGATCCAGTATTAACTAGTAATTCTAAATCATTCATCAATACGAGAGCATCTTGAATACGACCACTTCGCAGCAGATATTGTTCTTTGAGTGTTCCGCTCTCTACAATGACAGTAGCCTTAGTTGGACTATTTTCAATTACTTCAATTTTGTACATTGATTGTTCTCTTTTTACTTATTGTAGTGGATGATGTCAATGAATTTAACAAATTCATTGATAAACTTCTTTTTATTCTCAGCACTTCCATCCAGATATCCACTTTCAAACAAAGACATTTTCCACACGCAGTAGTCTTAATTGGACTAGTTTCAATTAATTCAATTCTACACATTGATTATTCTCCTCCACTCGAAAAAGATCTCTTCCAAATTTCTTATCCTCTTGTCGTTCAATCGTAATAATAATATTATTATGACCGCATACAAAGATCCACCCACCATTATATAAATATTTTACAGGTGCAACATCATTATTTAGTAAACGTATAACCTGATGTACTGTGTTAAATCGAACCTCAAAAGCATTCTTTAATAGCTTTTGAATTAGTTCTTCGGGATTATCTATAATTTGATTTTTCTTAGGTCTTCGTTCTAAAAATCTATCTATTGCATGTTTTGTAAGAATGTAATTGGGAGTAACAATATTTTCTATTTGTGATATTGTTGTGTTGGTTGTATTCATAACTATTGTTTTTGTTTATTTAATAAGTCTTTCATATCATTGGTTTCAAAGAAAGCAGGAATCATCATATGAACTTTATTCTTTATTTTTTTATAATTGTCGATTAATTTTACAATATCATCTGGTAAATTAATTTCACCAAGACATACAGCATTAGTTTGTTTACAAGTATAACGATTCTTATCGGTTGTTTTAAAGACATGAACTTTATCATTATGAATATTTATACTTGTCTTTAATTTAGGAATATATAATTCTTTAATTACAGATTTAAAACCATGAGAGTGTGCAAGTATCGAATCATATATTTCGAGAGTGTATAGTTTCGCTTTCACTTTATATTCTTTCGTTCTGTTTGAAAATTATCATGAATAAATTATAAATTATTAATAGGAGACCAACCATGATATTTGATACCACAATTGGAATAAATAAACAGTTACTAAGAAGATTAAAAATTGTTTCTCTTTATACAAATAAGAAACTATATGAAGTAATTGAAGAAGCTATAGTGATGCTTGAAGAAAAACATCATATTAGACAAATTGACGAGAAATCGAATCATGAGTAAATTATGTGAATGTGGGTGTGGTGGAGAAGTTAAATTTAATTCTCGATCCAAACAACCAAATAAATTTATTATGGGTCATAACAGAAAAGGAAAAGTTTCTTGTAGAAAAGGAAAGAAACTATCAAAAGAATCAAAATTAAAAATGTCCGAAAGTCATAAAGGACAAGGAATAGGAAAACCATGTTCATTAAAACGAAGATTAGCAATATCTAAAGCTAAAAAAGAAAAGATGTTTAAATATTCAGAAGAATCAAAATTAAAAATGCGAATTAGTAGAATCAAATATATAGAAAAAACTTTCTTTAATGGTAGTCCGGTGGTTCCTAATATAGGAAAAAATGAAACACAAATATTAAATAGATTTCAAAATGAATTAAATATAGAAATTATTAGAAATGATTATAATATAGCAATAAATACAGGAAGATTTCCAGATGGATATATTTTAGAATACAATCTTGTAATAGAAGTTCTTGAACCACACCATTTTAAATCAAACAATGAATTGAGTTATAACGATCAAAAACGAGAAATTGCAATTGCATCTAAATTATGTTGTATGATTTATTATATTTCAGAGCAAGAATTTCTTCATAATCCTAATAAAGAAATTAAACGATTTAAAGATTTTCTTTTATTATTAAAAGAGAAAACTAACTAATAATTTTGTTAATTTTGTTAATTATTAATCTGCATGTTTTTTCATTATCTCTAAATTGTAACAAAATAATAGTTTTGTTTATAAGTGTATATATAATTAATTTTCTTAATTCTTTATTATACTCTACTCGATCTATAAATCTATAGGGAAGATCAAATGCTTGTTTTGATTTCCATATTTCTATAAAATCTGGTAGCATTGTTCCTTTTGGATCAATCAATACTGGTAATGGATTAATACTGCTCAATCTATCTATCACAAGTTTTTTATTTGTTATTACTAATCTAGCAGTTAAGTATCTTTTAGTTATTAATTTATCTTTACGATAAATAGAAAGATTCATTATTGAAAATTTATCTAATACCTTTTCATTGTGTATGATATTAAATATTTCACATATTAAAGAATATCCATCCATGTTATTTTACTCCTATTTATATTATTTGTTCTATTTTTTCTCGAGTTTTTCCTTTTTTATTTTTTTCTTGCATTTGTTCAATTTCTGCTCTGATAAATTTTTCATTTAATTGTATTAATTCTTGTCCAACAACACTATCTTTTTGCATTATCGCATTAATATAATTGATTACTATACCCATTGTATTCTCCTTGTTTTTATTTATATAGTTCCGCAACATTTCTTATACTTTTTTCCTGATCCACAGCTACAGAGATCATTTCGACCAATCTTAACTTCTGGATGCAGTTTAATTCCAGCATCAGAAATAAGAACACCATTAAGATGATCGATTTCATGTTGAACGGCAAAACAAGTTAAATTTGGTTTAGCATTCTCTCTGTTATCAACATAATAATATTCTGTTTGCGCTCTAAACATATCAGATTCTAAAACATTATTTTTAATGACAAAATGATTAAATCGCTTTACGTCAAAAAATCGTTTTGGAATTGAAAGACACCCCTCGCCACGACTAATAAACGCATCTTCTCCACTAATAACAACTGGATTAATCAATTCGGTTCTTTCCTTATTGATTATTATTAGTGATACGTTAGCAGAAATTCCAATCTGGTTTGCCGCGATTCCTATGGCGGTAGGATTATATTTAAATGCTTCATCTAACTTGAAAAGAATTTTGGTTGCTTGCTCGGGTGTAACGTCAAAACATTTTTTGTTAAGATAAGTTTTATCAGTAACAATTTTAGTTACATCGCATACTGCTAATTCAGAATCTATAAGAGTCATACAACAATTCCTTTTTTCTTTGCTATTTTACTAGCAAGAATGAATCTTCTCTGCGGTGAGTTCCAATCGTATTGAAATTCCCACTGACTAAGAATATATTTCAATAACTCTACAAGTGCGGTCATTCTCATGGATTCAGCTTTTTTAATTGCATAAATTTGTGCAAATAATTCTCTTTGTACAGTACTTGAACAATAGTTACTTGGATCTTCAATATGACCAACCTCATGTAATATGATAGATTTTTGAATCAATTCATGACAAGTATTCCACACATTCTTATTAATAATAAGTTCGTTTTTTGGAGAAATCCAAGCAGGAAAAATAGATAAGAATTTCCAAGCTTTTGTTTCTGTATCTACGAAGTAAATTGGAATATTTTTTCCACAAACTTTGTAAATAAAACGACAAATTTCATTAAGTTGCATATTTCTACTTTAATAAATTAAGAGATCTAAGTGCCCACATTATAGCATCTTCTTTGTTTGAACTAAAACTGGTTCTGTTTATTACAGTACTATTCCACAAACAAATAGTTACTTTGAATGAATTTGTACCACTTTTTTCTAGTGCGAAAAATCTATTATCATTAAGCAAAATTTCTAGTTTTTCTGAAAAAGAACTATTAGAAACGTCATATTTTTTAGATGGTTGATTCATTACAGATCCTTTTTTAGTTGAAGTTGATACAACAACTTTCTTTTTCCATTTAGTAGATAATACTTTTAAGAAATTCATATGTTATTATCGTATACAGTTGTTGCATATAAAACTAATATATTTAGAGTTTACTAATCGCTGTTTATCTTTAGGTATAGCGTAAAATGGAACCATAGTTCCTTGTGCATCAGTTACTACTGATCTAATTGTTATAGTAGTTAATTCATTATTCGCAACATCCTGAGTCTTATTATATATAAATTCTTTTTTACATCTCGAACAAATTTCAGTAGAATTATTCATTGAAACTCCTTATAGGTTTTGATTTTGTTCTTTGTTTTCTTTTATTAATCTTTAATTTATAGCTTGGTAGAAATCCATGTTCCCAGTAAACAACCGAAAGTACATCCAATAGTATAAAAGATTTTATTAAACCAACCACCAAATGCAAGGTGTTGAATTGAACAGCAGAAAAACAAATTTGTTATGAACGCGGTAATAATCAACATATGATAATTTTTTGATGCAATACATGACATGTTCCATGATAAAAATAATAACTGAACGAAACCAAAAGTAAATAGAAAAAAGTTTTTTTTGCATGCTGCGCTATTAATTATCTTTAATATCATTTTAATATACCTTTTATTGCGATATAAAATTTTAATGCGTCTGACATCATACTTTTTTGAATATCTTTTTTTATTTCTGAGATAGTCATCCATTGTAAATATAGATGTTTCTTTGGTTCTTTGTTGATGACTATTCCATTATAGCTTTTAACATCGTAGATCATAGAAACAATATCGGTATAGATATTATTTCCTCTATGATAAGTTTTATAAAATGAACCAAGAAGTCTATAACTTAGAACATCAATTCCTAATTCTTCAGACATTTCTTGAGCAAAACCGATTGCTGGATCTTTTAATAAACTTACTTTTCCTATTGGTATTGTCCAAAAATTATACTTCTTATGGAATAATAATAATATTTGATTTTTATTATGAATAATTCCACCAAAACACCATAGTGATTCTTTAAATCCTCAGAATTAACCAGCGGATTATTAATATCGAAGCCAACTTTTAATTTTTTCTTTAATACTCTTTTTTTCATTGCATTTTACTTTCGTTGATTGATTACAAATAGTTATATTTGATTTAACAGTAACGCATTTATTAATGGTTCTATTATTTTTCTCACACAACGAAGAAAGTAGTAATAGTACAATTTCTTTAGATCCATCAGGATATTCTGCTTCTACATTGATGGGAAGAAGTGTTAAACTTTCTCCATTAAATTTAGTCATTAGTTTTTTCAACATATCTACATTTTTATCTGGAAAATGATAAGTTTTAGAAACAGAATTTCCTTGAATGAGTGGATCATTATATGTTAATGTAACTTTCATATTCAAAAAATCCCTTTTTCAAATAAAAAACAGAAGAAGAAATGAACGGGGGATAATCAATAATGAAACAAGTTATATCAATTTAGACTCGTATCATTCTCTATTATGAAAATGACGAGATANCAAATTGACATAACTTATAACCAATGAATCCTCTGTTCATAAATAAATATATATAGAAAGAATGTTCAATTCAATGTTTTTTATTCGACTAATTTAATCGCCCATAAATCAGCAGTAAGATTTGAATTAGTTAGATAATCATACGGAATTGTAAAGTAACCATTTTGACCCCAACTATCACCCCAAGAATTTCTTATAATAAACTTTGAAGATGCGTCATCATATCCTACCGCCAGTACTGCATGACCGCCTATTTGTGATTCGTTGGGTTGTGGCATTTGAACTATTCCAGTTTTAGCTATTTCTGAAGATTCAAAACTAGAATATACTGAGAGACCAAGAATAATTGGGAAATTAGAGGCTAAACAGGTTTTCATATCAATTAGAGTTTGAGGAACCGAGTAGTAATTTAGTGCTTGATGAAGAAGAGCATGTTTAAAACATTGAAGTGGTGGTTTGTTTCTAAACACACTGATATCATATGGCCATTCTGTTTCTGGACAAACACCCAAATTTGCAACACTCTTTATACCATCTCGAATTTGTGCACCAGAATCACTCCTAGTTGTACCCCCCATCACTCTTTCATTATAATAAATGAAAAGTCGAGAAGGAATAAATAACTCTGTTTTCTTTTGTTGCTGTTGCATAAATTCATGAGCAGCACCAATGGCGTTCGCTGTGCAACTACCTAATTCGCCTTGGGTATAAACTGGTGGACAAAGGGGTCTTAAATCTATACTTGGAGGTAAATTTACTGGTGGTTGAGGTGCATGTAATGCAGCACAAAACATGATGTCACGATGATCTGGTAGATCTGGAATCCATCCACATTTTTTATTTCTTTTGGCCATGTGTATACTCCTTCTTAATGAATTGTACTATGAAACTTTTTAACACACGACGAACATCCAGTTTTTTTTGAAGAATTAAATACTGTTGTAGTATTTTTACGTTTTAAATGCTTTGACATTTTTTTAAGTTTTTGCAAATCGAACTGTTTCATAAATAAAATCTTCCTTAAAACATTTCATAAAATCAGATTCTGGACAGGGTTCTCTTTTCTTCCCTTTTAATCTTTCATCTAATTTTTTTCGTTGTTCTTTTTCGGTTTTGGTTAATTCTCGCATATATTACTCCGAAAAAGAATAAATTAATTTTGCTCTATATTTCGGAACTGTCCATTTTTCTGGATTAACTGGTTCATAACATTTTTTATTTAGTAGAGTTTTATTATCTACAATTATGATATTCGTAATAAAAGAAACATCTTCAAAACTATTTGCTAATATACAGCTATGCGCCCACTTGCTTGCATTTGTTTCATTATATTCTAAATCCATTTTACCAGATAACCCAACACTATAACAATCAAATCGGCAAGAAGGATAATGACAATGACCCATAATAGTGTTTCTTCCATATGTTCTAAATAGTTTATCTAAGAATATTCCACCTTTCTGTCCTATCAGTTTTAGATTACCATGAATTAAATTCATGTTGGCAATTTTTTTCATTTGTTGTAATTCAATTATTTCAATTCCTAGATCTTGAATTCCACTAATAAATTTAAAATCTAATAATTCTGAAAGCTGTGGTATTTTATCTACTAAGTCTTGAAGAAATCTTTCATGATTACCGATTGTTAAAATTCTTCTCTTTGCCCACTTAGACATTTTTGTTAATAAATAATTGGTAGAAGAACTTTCTTTTAAAATCTTTTTCTCTATATGCATACTGCCATGTTTTACAAATTCGTGATGATTAATTGCTTTATTTTCAACAATATCTCCAAGACATGCAAAAATATCCGGTTGATAATCTTGTACGATTTGTTCTTGTATGTCCAAAACATTTCGGTCATGATAATCAGTATGTAGATCTGAATTGATGAAAGATTTCTCATCTGGATCTAAAACTTCTGTTTCTGTAATAACTTTATCAAAATAGGCAGTTGTGAATCCTTTAGAAGTTTTATGAATTCTACACATTACAATAGAATAATCTCCATGTTTGTCTACATTGACGATTATTAAACCTTGTTGCCAGGTTTTATATTGATGCTGCATTCTTCGATACTTTTTATAACCGCTGGGCATTGTTATCTTGACGGTTCTACCATCAGTAAAATCTTGCTGCTTGATTGTGGCTACGATATGTGGTTCACATAAACAACCAGGACTCGCAACACAGGCGAAGGTATTACTTTCTGTACATCTAGTATCAAACTCGTGTCTATGTAAATTTGTAATAGTGCTATTTTCGAAAAATTCTGAAGTAATAGATCTTGATAGTGGTGTATTGACATAGTCGGTTAAAAGATCTTGGTTAGTGATCGTTAATTTATTACCAAGTAAAATTTCTTTTCTTATAATTTCATGGTTGAGTTTTTGCTGTGCTAATGTTTTTAATTCTTCTTCTTTAGCTATAATCATGAGATTAGAAAAATTTTTCCAATTATAATTGCTGCTATCATCATCGTCTAAAAAATGCCCCACATGAATAATTTTATCAGCAGAGATGTGTTTGTTTAAATTTTCTATCAGTTTAAACATTCCGGTTCTGGCGTGTTTTCCATGTGTATCTCCGCATACAATATAAGTTCCTTTACTAAGCACTTTATTACTGGGATATGAAAATCCAATTTGCTCGAGTTCATATAAAGCTTTTTTCTTTAACTCAATAAATGAAATTGGTAAAGATCCATTAATGATAATTTTTTGTTGAAATTGTTCTTTAGTCAAACCTTTTAACACAACCGGATCATGTCTTGATACTTCAATAATACCTTTAACTAAATTATCAATATATGTTGAATCAACAATTTTTTGTAAAGGAATCTTTTTTTGTTTTTTTCTGGTTGAATAATCCTTTAAAAAACTATCCCAATCAGTTTCAATGAAAACATGTCGAACTGCATTTAACGAACGACCCATTTTTTTTGAAATTTCTTTATACGTAAGTTTTTGTTTGGTTTTTAAAAAATATAATTCCGCTTTATCTTTATCGTGCCAATAATTATTTTCTTTATTAACATCACTATTTTTTAAAAAAATATTCCAATTTGTTTGATAAAACTTGTACTTAACAAGATTTCCGCTCTCTATTTTTAATTTTTTTGCAATCTCAGGAAAAGTCAAATGAGATTTTGTTCTCATTTGATATAATGCTGTCAATGTTTCGTCGTTCCATCTATCTGTTTTAAAAACTGGCATGGAATCTCCTAATGATTTCTGGATAAATTAAAGTAATCAAAAAATGTTTTAATTACATTTAACATATTCTAACCCAACATCTTACTTCTGTATATTTTATAATTTATTCTTGTGTATAATTTAAACGAACAGATAAAAATAGTGAATTCTTTGGTGGTTTTGAGATTTATGAAAGATCATGAGAAGATAAAATAAATGATATGAATAAATTATAAAGTTGGTAATTTGGAAAGGATATCATATGAAGAGTTTTATGATTAATAATGAAAATTTACATACTCAATTAAAAATATTATCTGCTCGATCTAAGAAAAGCATAATTGAATTATTAGAAGAAGCTATAAAACTTGTGTTAGAGAAATATCATGAATAAGTTATGTGAATACGAATTAGGCGATAAAGATATTCTTTATGTGAGTAAATTATGTGAGTGTGGGTGTGGTCAAGAATTAATTAAAGAAGGGAATAGGTTTATACGCGGCCATAGTAATAGAAATGAAGAAATTAAGAAAAAACAACATAATTCTATTTATAAAAAATTTGGTAAATATCATGCTCTTCAATCAGAAATAGTACGAAATGTATTTGAATGCACAATGATGGAAAGATATGACGCCAAACACGCACTACAAGTACCGAAATTTCAAGAACAAGCAGAACAAACATGTTTTAAAAATTTCGGTGTAAGACATTCAATGCAATCTAAAAAAGTTCAAGAAACATATAAACGAAACTATAAAGAAAAATATGGCGCAGAAAATCCATTTCAATTAAAAAATATTAAAGAACAGATCAAACAAACAAATATAGAAAAAATTGGTGTTGAAAATCCGTTTCAATCAGAAAAAATTAAAGATCAGATTAGACAAGGAAATATAGAAAAATATGGTGGTCCTGCGCCAATGTGTTCTAAAGAAATTCAAGCAACATATAAAAATACATGTAAAGAAAAATTTGGTGTTGATAATCCATTTAAATTAAAAAAAATTCAAGATCAGATTAAACAAACCTGTTTAGAAAAATACGGAACAGAATATCCGAATAGATCAAAAATAGTTCAAGACAAAATTAAACAAACAAACATTGAACATTGGGGTGTTGATCACTGGGCAAAAACACTACAAGGAAGAAAATTACGCAGAATTAATAGTATTAAAAGGAGAGATACTCAATTAGCTAATGGTGAACCAGCAATGCCAGTTACTGGATATATAGAACGAATATGTTTAAATATTTTACAGCAGTATACAAAATATAATATTATTCGAAATGATCAATCTTTTAAATATGTTGTTGGAAGATATCCGGATGGTCATATTTCAGAATTAAAACTTTTCATTCAATTTGATGAACGGCAGCATTTTGAAGATACAGAAATGACTATTTATAAAGAAGATGATAATAATTGTACTCTTGAATTAGCATCTTTAGGATATATTGTATTTCGAGTCTCACTGAAAGAATGGAAAGAAAATCAAGAACAAATTATAAATCAATTTAAGGAACTTGTAAATGAAAATAATAGATAATTTTCTCCAAGAAGTAACTTCTTCTTTTCATTTATTTTTGGACCTTGACGGCGTTTTGGTTGACTGGGATCGTGGTATAGAAGCATTAGGTTATGGAACTGTAGAAGAAATAAAAAATAAACATGGTACCGATTTTATTTGGAAACTTCTTTCAAAAGAAGGAGAATCATTCTGGAAAAATTTAGAGTGGACGCAAGATGGAAAACAATTATGGGAATTTTGTCAACCATTTCATCCCACCATACTGAGCGCTCCGACTAATGACAACAGTAGCAGAACAGGCAAAATTATTTGGGTAAAACAACACCTTGGACCTGATGTAAAACTAATTTTAGAGAAATCAAAAGATAAACATAAACACGCTAAGCCCGGATATATTTTAATTGATGATAGACCAGAAAATATCAAAGATTGGAGAAAGCATGTGGGCGGTGGAATAGGAATCTTGCACAAGAATGCAGAAGATACTATTTCTAATCTAAAGAAAATACTAAAAAAGTAATGTAAATTTTTTTAGTGATTTTAGAACAAAATAAAAAGAGCGTGATTTATTTATACAAAGGAATATTTATGAATAACAGAAAATCTCAAAAAATTTCGCCTGTTAAGATAGCTTTGATGGAGCTTGTGATGTTTGGTGAATATAAAGTTTCAGATAAGATTGGTGTGTGTGAATTTATTGAGCGAATGAGTGATGATCAACTTGAAAATATAGCTGAAACTTTAATAGTTTTAGATTCTGAATCTGATCAAAAATCTCTTTTAGAAAATAACTACAACGAAGAATTAAAGAAAAAAAATAGTAGTGTATTTATGTCGGAATCAATTTTTGCAAAAAATAGAGATCAGCTTATTTTACAAGAAGCTGATGATTCTGGTACACCTGATGCTATGAAAATTTTAAAAGTAGGTGGTGTTTCTGCTCTTGGTCTATATATAATTAAACATCAAGCAGAGGATCCTGCAGAAGTTTCTAGAATGATGACAAATCTTAGACAGACTAATTTGCGGGCATATGAAACAGTAGCTGCATATGTTAGACATGTCACCAATGGAAAAATAGATCTCCCATCAATGAAAAAAACAAATGTAGCATTAACTAATTTACATAATGCTCAACAGGCAATGTCAAATCGATATAAAGCAAGAAAACCAATTACTCCAGCATTAAAGAATGCAATAGATAAAGCAAAAGATGAAGTTAAAACAGCTAAATCTTTAGATCTTAAAGGTGGCGCAGCAGGACTCAAACGAGCTGGGAAATATAGTGGTTTAGTAATTCTTGCTATGATGGGATTAACAGGATTAGCAATTATGCTAGTTCATATATATCAACAATATCTTTCTGATGCAGCAGTACACTGTAAAAATAAAAAAGGTAAAGAAAACAAAATTTGTATATTAACTTATAAAATTGAAGCGTGTGAGGTTGCGATACGTAAATGTAGAGAAGCTTTGGGTGGTTGTAAAGATAAAGCAAATCCAGAAAAATGTATTCATAGTGTACAAACACAAATTTGGAATTGGGAAAAGAGAAAACGAAAATATCAACAAAAAATAGCAATAATGGTTAAAGAAGAAGTAACACCACCACAACACCCATCTAAGAATCCACTAGAAGATCAACCTTCTAAAGATGGAAATATGACGGGTGGTGGTGTATTTAGATCTAAAGCTTAATTACTTCTTAAAATTATTTGAAATAGTAATGATACCGCTGGTAATTCTGAGATACTCGCTCTTCAATCCATCTTGAATAAGTTGTACTTCAAAAATAACATGAGCATCTTTAATCGGAATAGTTTCATCTTTGCTGGCGGCAAAAGGATTATATGGGAAAAGATTCAATGCAAGTTGTCCAGATTCATGTGGTTTAAAGTTCACAGTCATTGGACTTGACATCTGTTTATTTCCATCAGTTTCTGATACTTCACCTAATAAATATTCACCGCTTACCATTTTGAACATTCTGATTGCCATTGTATAGTCTCCTTGTTTTGTTTGATACCCTATAATTTAATCGATTTTTTAAAAAAGGAATCTTTTATGCTGACAATTCGGTCCATCACTGCAAATCTACGAAAAGGTCAATCTGCATTAAAAATTCGCGATCTATTTATACAGCTCAACAAAACTTATGATACAATCAAAGATAGAATAGAAATTAACGGATGTAAAAAAGAATCATCTAAAATTCTTATTTATCTCCTATGCCCATCTGAAAAAACTCCCAACGTAAAATATAATATTGTATTTGAACTTCATACAGAAGATAAAATTAATTTAGATACCCCATTTAAAGTTTATTCAAATTCTCCAAATTTTGGCTACAACTACGCTTATATTTTTAATAAATTAGGAAGTCTGTTGTGGCCAGAAAAATATCCTTCAGAATTTACTACAATAGTACCTAAGACCAGAAATCCTTTCTTTTTTGTAGGTTTTGATAAACACATATATAGCGGTATAAAATATATTGCTGATTATACTGTTGGTCAAATCGTTTCTGAATATGACGGTATAATACCGCAAGTCAAGTCATTCAATGAAAAAGTTAGAGAAATTGGAGATGTACAAGAAGAATTAAGAAGATATTGAATTATACCCCATCAAGAATTGATTAAAACATTTTGATTTTCTGTGTGTTTGTTCTTCCAATAAAGTTTCTTAGCAGCAATAATTGCAGCAATATGTTTAGGACTTTTTGGTTTACCTTTTTGACCAGCAGACATGTTTGCACAAGCTTCTGGACTAAGTTTCTTTCCTTTTTTAGCAGCAGAAATTGCAGAACGAGTTGCTTCTGAATGGTGATATCCAAGATGGTTCTTATTACCTTTTTGACCAGCAGACATGTTTGCACAAGCTTCTGGACTAAGTTTCTTTCCTTTTTTAGCAGCAGATATATTAGCACGATGTTCGAGAGTAAATGGTTTTCTTTTTTTACCTTTATTGTATTTTATACCCATATGAGCAGCTGAAAGTATAGCACAAACTTCAGGACTGCGTTTTTTACCTTTCTTAGCAGCAGAAATTACAGCACAAGTTTCTTTAGAATGATGATGTCCTTTTATTCCCTGACCACCACTAGTTACATTCGTCAAATTAAATTCAGCTTGTTTAAATAAAGCGATTAAAACTACTTCTTGTGCTAATGCTTCTATTTCTGAAGAACATTCTTTTAAAATTAGAATAATTGGTATCTGTTTATTATTCCATAAATTTTGAAGCCATATATTTATAGGTCTATTTCCTTTTCTTGCACCAGGTGAAAGATGTTCTTCTGGTCTTTTTAATCCCGCAGCAGATTTACCTACATACCTTAATTCATTATCTCGCGGATCTATTAATCCATAACAGAGAAATTGAGATATTTCATTCATGATATTTCTCTAACAAAAGTTTGATAGCTTCTTCTAATAATTCAATCATACTTTTTTTAGAACGACCAGATAATATTTTTAATTTGGTATGTAAATTTTCATCATTAATCATAAAACTTTTCATATGATATCCTTTCCAAATTACCAACTTTATAATTTGTTCAGATAAATTTTAAAATCATCTGAATAAATTAAAATCGGTGATTGGTTTTCAATATTAAGAAAGGTAAATTAACATGAGCATTTTAGCAAAAACAGATAGACAAGATTTAGTTTGGTCAATGCGAAAATCATTACTGGAGCAAGTTAAAACTTCTGGTATTCTTACAGAAGGAAAGAAAGCTGCTGCAAATGATTTTATTATCAATGAAGCTTCATATGAGCAACTTTTAAATCTTGCTTTTAATCCTGAGAGAGAAACTAATTATAAAAGTGTCGAAGTACTTGAGAAAGTAGCTCTCGAGACTTACAGTTCTATACTTGAATCTGAGAACTCTGAGGAAAAAAAAGAAGAAAAGAAACTTGAGAAAAAGGAAAAAGAAGAAGAAGCTAAAGAAGATAAGAAAGAAAAAGAAGAAGAAGCTAAAGAAGAAAAACTAGAAAAAAAACTAGAAGAGAAGCTTGAGAAAAAAGAAAAAGAACTAGAAAAGAAAGCTGCTGTTAAAGAATCTATCTTAAGTAAGCTCGAAGAAAGCGCTAAAGAAAAAGCTAAAGTAATTCTTGGTAAAATTAGAGATCCAGGAATGAAAAAAAAAGTTACTAAAGAATCAGCAGTGACTGAAGCAGTTAAAGATGTTAAACCCGGAATATTTCAAAAATCAAAAAATGCGATAATTCAGGGTACAAAAAAAACAGGCGAAATAGTACGAACGCATCCAAAAACAGCTGTTGTTACTGCACTCGGGACAGGTCTTCTAGCTGCTCGTGCCCTTAAGAAACGTCGTGAAAGACAAGCAGCTAAAGCAGCTGAAGCTACTGCTGCTCTTAGTCAAGCTTAATCTTATTCTGCGAAAAAATTAAAAGACTCTGGAATTCTTTCATTAGAATTCCAGAGTCCTTTTTCATCGCTAACTTTTTATATTAAGAATCTTTTTAGCAGCTTCAAGTAATGTTGGATTTGATTTCATCAACGACATAAATATATTAACTTGTTTTGTTTTAGCATTTTCAGATAAGTAAATTAATCTGAGACCCAAAGGAATTATTTCTTTTGCTGATTTAATTAATCCGTTAAATAGTTTACTTGTAATATCAAGTTCAAACGAAACTATTTGATTCTTTAGATCGAAATTATTATTTCTGAGATCTTTCAATAATTCATTTAGTATTGAAGACATTAGAGTATAACATTCAATTTTTGAAAGTAACGTAATATCTGGTAATGGTGTACCCATAAAGAATGTTTTTGCATTCCATTGACAAAATAACTTTTTGTACTCTGTAAATTTACTTGCGTACTCATTACCGATATGACCACTAGCTAAAGTTAATAAATCAACAGTTTTAATATCACTATTAATTTCCATTTGCGTTAATGCATCAGAGAAGTACGTCCACGATCTTGGACTTGCCCAAGGTTTAGACTCTAGTGGTTCTGATTGCAGAAGTTCCGGATAAAATTCAATGAATGAAATAATATCTGGACGAACTCCATATATGTGAGCGAAGTTAGTAATCCAATCACTTGCTTCAGCTTTAACGTCAAGAATAAAGAAACGGTTTACAATAGGTGCCATGATAGGTTGTGCACCTGCTCTATCACTAGATCGATTACCTGCAGCTACCATTACGAAGTTATCAGGCATCCGCTTGTTGTGTATTGACCTATAAGTTAAGAGCTGAAAGAAGTAAGTTTGAATTGTTTTAGTTGCTAAATGTATGTCGTCTAAGAACAGAATAATTCCTTTATCTTTCTTTGGTTGAATTCTCATGTTCTCAGTCGAATAGAATTCTGGATAAGACCAATTCTGAAAATGACTTTCATTTTTTAGATCAGGCTTTGGAAGACCAAATTGTTCGGGAAGCATGGTTCCCAAGTATTGTGGATTCAATCCCATCTCTAACTCTTCTGCAATCTGAGTAAGAAGATCTGATTTTCCAATACCTGGCGCCCCAGAAATTAAAATTACACTACTATTTTTTCCTTCTTTTACAGCTTTCTGTTGCTGTAAAATATTGTTAGTAATGTATTGCTTAGATTGGTTTAAGATTACTTCTGTTGACATCTAGACTCCTCAAACAAAAAAGCATACAACTCAAGCATTTTTGGATTACCATGTTCAAGATCATTTTTGATATCATCTTTAGTAAGTCCAATATCTTCTAAAGCATCTTCAATTCTCTGACATGGAATATTTTGATAATACCAATCTTTTAATTCTTGTATTTTCTTTGAATCAGGTATTTTCTCTGAATTAGGTATTTGATCATCAGATTCTTCTGTAATATAAGCACAGAAATCACATACTTTTTGATCTGTATCTGGTGTTCCAGATCCGGCATTTTGGTGGGGAATTATATTATCAACTAACCATTTTTTAAGTTTCCACCATTTAAACAAACATTCATTCCCACTTGATTGACCAGTAGATACATATATTGTTTTTATTTCATCGCTGAAATCTGGTTCAATATAGTTACTACCATTATTAATTACATGCATTAATCTAGAATACATTTCTGCATCTAGTGAACTGGTGTAAATTATAAAACTTGTTGAAGAACTATTGCTAACTAAACTAAGATGTGTTTTCATTATAATTCCTTTTTTTAATGATTTGAATGATAAAATTTTTTAATTCGACCCGATATATTAATTTTTAGATAATCTTCTATATATTCTAATATATCAAATCCATCCATGTGAGTACTTATTTCTAAAGCGTGTTCTAATTTATCGATGTGCCATCCAGGCCAATCAGAAAAAGATTCTAATCCAAATTTTGGAGCTTCTGTTCTATAGTTAATAATTTGATTAATTTGATTTTCAGTTAAATCTTTTGTAAGAAAAGTAAAACTACATGAACTACTATTACTTACTAAACCGTTTCTTGTTTTCAAAATACGCTCCTGATTGCGCCTATCTCATCGGTCCATAAAATTTTTTTACATCTAATACATATTAACATTGTTTCACCAACCATACCAGGAACTTGTTCAAAAAATTCATCTGTATTACATGTTGAACATTTTTTTGGGATTGGTTTATTTTTTATACCAAGTCGTTTACATTCATCTTGAATTTCAGCTTCCGCTTGATCCATGACTTCATCGCCTCTAAGAACATATCCATTATTAGACATTGATTACCTTTCCTATAATTCCTTCGGTTTTAAAATCTAAAACTTTCAAATAAATTCTTGGAATTCTTGATGGTAAAATCTTTTGAGATTCTTGAAGATCAGAACACATATCAGTAAGGGATAATACCAAACTAACGAATGTATTATTATTCTTTTCAAACTCTAAGACTTTATTGAATGCATCTTTATGTGAAGTTCCGCCGGAATGTCTTCTTATACAAAGTTCGTCAACATCATTCTTTGTTAACTTGTCTTCATAGAGCTTATCCCAACGAACTTGAGAATCATGTTTTATTACGTAGATATTTTTATAATAGGAATCTGATTGTTGTGCGATGTCTACCGCTTTACTAATATCTTCATCTAGCATACTCCCGGACTCGTCGATCAATAAAACTAATGTTCCATAAACTTCTTCCTCAGTAATATTCGCTAAGTAAGGCATTGTTGGGTTGCACAGCCATGTAATGCGCGGACGAGAGTAATTGATGTCTCCCTTTTTCTGTAATTCAATTAAGATACTATCTCCAAGAATTACATCCCAAGGAACTTTAACCGAGAACATCCGTTTGATAAATTTTTCAAATGAAGAACTTTGAAAACCCCTAGACAAGATTCTGGTTTCAAACATAGTCTTAGCTAAATCATCATTAAGCACTTCATTTGATTCTTTAGCTTGATTGGTTTGATCAGCCTGTGGAAATTCTATGATAATTTTTTTGATGATTTTTTTATTGCGTTGCAGTTCTGTTTTAGTAACTTTGATTTGAGAATCGTCTGGAATATTATTATTCGATAGTCCAATGCCGCCTAAAAAATCTTTATATGATTGTTGAGATTCTTTCTTTGTATAGCTTCCATCTTTCTGGAGTTTTTCATAAATTTCTTCTTCTATGAGCCCAAACAAATCTTCGCTGAATAAAACTTTATTTTTGTATCTATCTAGTTGCATAACTGCAAGATTTACTTGATCATCAAATCTCTCATTTTCTAGATTATAAAGAAAACCATTTAAAAAATAATCTATACTATATTGCCATAAAATTTGGTCTTTTCCTTCTCCTCTTTTCTTATGCATGAAGATATTATGTCCAACTTCATGCAACAAGACAAAAGTTAATACAGATTGAATATTGGTATTACATTCTTTAAAAAATGAATCATTTGGGTTTATGTAAATATATGAAAAATCCGTGCAAGCCGGAGCATTTAACGGGACTTGTTCAGTTAAAATAACTGGATAATTTAAAGAACATAGCCCAAAAGGCAAGTAAATATCTGAACGAAGAAATGATTCTGTAATTTTTTCAATCGTGATGTAAATATTTGAAAATTTATGATAATCTTTTGTTTTAGTTATATCCATTTTTAGTTTTTTCCTTGATTTAGCACTAACAAAAACTCTTTAAATCTTTGAATTTCTTTATCTGGGTTACTAAGAAATTTTTGCTCTGGAATGTAATAAATCATACACCCGAGGATTGAAACTATTCCTAATTGTCGTTCTTGATCATAATCACTTAATTCATCATTTGGTTTGAAATGATATGGTTCAAGAACTTCAATACATAAATTATATTTTGGACTATATCCGTCTACTGATTTACCTTTGATTATTTTTGATATATTTCGATTATTTCTAAGTAACTCTATTCCAATATTATTTTTAACTTGATCAAGAATGAATTTTTCATTCTTTCCTTCTAAAACATAATCAAGTCCATTTTCTTCTATATATTTCTTTCGAGACAAACTCATTTTAAATATTGATTCTTCTGAATGATGTTTTCCTGTCATCCCTTTGTGATTTTTGTGATTTATTGACATTTTTAATTTTGTTTCTTGTGAATGATGTTTTCCTTTCATTCCATTACTATTATTTATTGACATTTTTAATTTTGTTTCTTGTGAATGATGTTTTCCTTTCATTCCTGCATTATTGTTTATTGAATTTTTAAATCTTGTTTCTTGTGAATGATGTTTTCCTTTCATTCTGCCGCCGCTTTTAGACATTTTTAATTTTGCTTTTTGTGAATGGTATTTTCCTTTCATTCCTGCATTATGCCCCTTGATAAATTTATTTTTCTCATTAGTTGCTTCCTTGCCACAACCACATGCGCATAAAGGTAATTTCTTTTTAATAGAATAAATGATATTCTTAAATATTGATTTTTTTATCTTCATAAAATGATTTTAAACTTTCTGGTATTTGTTTACCATTCTTTTCAGCTACATATAATATTGCTTCATTTACTATATGTTTAATTGATTTATTTGATTCTGCAGCGACAATTCTTAAAAGTCTATGTACGTCTTCATCTATGATAACACTTTTCATTGCGGCTCCTTAATAATATAAAGTTAAGATTTTAATTTATTCATGTGAAAATAAAAACTTTCCGAAAAAAGAAAGGAACAGATTTTACTCTGCTCCTTTCTTGGTCCAACCAGATTAAGACAAATTAAGTCTCAATTCTGGCTGCACTTGCGCACCGAATAATGTTATCGGTCGCTGCTGTGATGAATGCGTTTCTTGGCAATTCTGGGTTTCCCGACTCCCACCATGTGAAAGACGCATTGTTTTTCGTTCTGATGATTTTGCCAATCCCAAGCAGAGTTCCGGCCTTACCGAACACACCCTTCTCATCGATGGCGCTAAGTGTAGTATCTCCACCACGCTTAACCCAACGAATACCATCAGCGTCGACGTGCTCACCGTGAGCATCTCGAAAACGCTTGACTTGATACTCATTGACAAATTGGTTAAATGGCGTATAATGTTCATCAACATACGCCTTCACCACACCATTTAATGAATTCAGATTGGAATAACGAAGACCCAGTTCCCGGG